ACATTTATTGTACCTGCGGTTAATCCATTAGGTGTAAAAGTTAATGTTACTGCGCCACTTGTACTTCCACCCGCTAAACCTGATGTAGCTGATGTAACTATAGATGTAATATCCCCTTCGCCAATAAAATCCACCCAAGCTGATCCGTCATAAAATTGAAGAGTATTACTGTCTTTTAAGAAACAAAACATACCTTCAGCGTCATTAGTACCTAATGCTGTATCTCTAGCGCTACTATCTGCGTACACTTGTACGACTTGATCTTGTATAAAAGTTTGAAACTCTGTAGCACTTATTAAATCGCCTGTGCTATAACTTTTCCAACCTGCACCCGCCATATTTAAAAATCCTTTCTATATCACTAACTATAAGCGAAACGCGTACCTTCGCCAAGTTTAGCCGATCCTAAGATCCAAGCGGAAGATCCCGCAGGACTAAGAGTAGCAGACCATGACCAAGATTGCGACGATCCATTAACTTGATGTGAAATACTTTCAATAAATAATTCATCTTCAAAAGTCGTTCCGTCTGTATTCTGTACTTTAACTTTTATACGATCGCCAAAATCACGATCTAAGACTTGCACCCATAAATTAGTGTCATCTCTTGGGCTTACTGTTAATTTATCTATTCTTACAATCGGCAAAGATGTTTCTGCAATCTTCTGATCAATCAAAGACTTTACATCACTATCACTAACATTTATTGTCCCCTGACTAGATGTTTTAGCTGTAAATCTTATAACACTATCTGCGTCTGACGCATATTGTGTTGATCCGCCTGATCTTGTCCACTCATAAACATTGACGATCTCATTATCATCTAAAGACAAACTAACATCAGTATATGGAAGATCTGATCCTGTATTACTAAAAATACCCTGTACATTGATAGCCTTAGTATTAGACAATCTATAATCTCTATTTCTAAAAGTTGCTTTACCGTCTTTACTTATAAAAAATTGTGCGTTTTCTGCTACTTCAACTTCTCTTAATGCAGATAATACATTAGATGTAACAGCTTGACTTATAACATTATTAGTACCTGTTAATATATCTCTTCTGTTTGAAGGAAAACCTATTGCGTTTAAGATCCTACTAACCCTAGCTGATGATAATTCTGTTTCATCTGTGTAACCTAATCTAGTAGTTTGACCAAGTTCACTAAAACCCGCACGACCTACACGCCAAGATCTGCTGTCTAATACAGTAGATTGAAAAATTTTAAATGCGTCTGTAGCTCTAAAAGTTACTATGCTGTCTTGTCCCTGTGCTGTAAAAACTACAGGGATCGTATCTAAAAAACCTTCAAAGATTACATAAGTTGATGAACTGTATTCAGCGCTAATCTTTACTCTTTTAAGTGGCTGTATCTTAGTTCTTGCGTTAGCTGTATCGTAAAAATGTGTCGTCTGACTAGGATTAAATCTGTTATCGGTATTTGAAAGCATGATCTGCGCTTGACCTGCGCCAAATTGTCCAAGTTCATTAGTTCTTCCCCTAGATGTTGTAAACTGCCTTACATATTGACTAACATCTGTAAAACTCTGACTTTCATCAAAAGGATCACTATCAAAAGCAATTTCAACAGTTATATCTACATTACTGTCAAAGGATATACTCATAATCCAAGAGATCCTAATCCATTTCGTTTTTGATATTCTTTTAATGCTACTGTTACAGCGTCTTCTACTGTTTTTTCTGTTCCAAGTACTGCGCCTGTATTGACATTTATATTTACTGCGCCTGAAGTTGCAAGCATTGATCCTGCGAAACCCCCTAACCCACTACTAGAAGATCCTAATCCTGAATTATCTAAAGCACCCGCAGGACTAAAAGTATTTGAAGTTGCAACATTACCACCTACAGATACTTTAGATCCACCAAAGTTAAGTATCTCATTGAACTTATCTATTACCCTTTGAAGATCGCCTTCTACATTATCAGCCATTAGTCCTACTAGATCTTCAAAAGATCCTAGAGCGTTAGCGTCTGCAAGAGCGTCTTTAAGGTTTTGTTGAGCTATAGCCATTTCCAATAAGTTCTCTGTACTGTCTTCAGTAGCTTTCGCAAGATCTTCAGTTGCTTTTCTAGCAGTATCTTTAGCTTTATCTAATTTTTCTTCTGCTTTTACTGCGTCTGCTTTAGCTCGATCTAGATCTCTTTGTGCTTGTTCTTCTTCTCTAGTAGCCCCTGTGCTTTCTTCTATTCTCTTTGTTAGTTCTGCTTTAGCTAATTGTAACTCTAATTCTTTTTCTCTTGATCCATCTTGTGCGTCTGTAAGATCTTGAACTGCTTGTCTTTGTTTTATTATCGCTAGTTCTTCTTCTGCTGTTACTAAAGCAGAGTTAGCTTTTTCTTCTGCTAGCTTTTGTTCCATTTCTTGAACAGTTCCGATTGCTTGTGCATTTTTAGTATGTGCGTCTTCTAATGCGTCTTCTGCGTCTGATAGTTCAGTTGTTAGATCTACTATGTTCTGTTGTATATCTTCGATCTTCTGATAAGCTGATTGAACTTTTTGTAATGCGCCTAATCCTTTTTTTTCTCTTTCATTATTAAGTGCTATTTCTTCTTCTGTTAATTCTGAAGTTGCGTTTGCTTGTGCTTGTAATGCACTTGTAGTATTCATAGTTTCTATTTCGTATCTATGTGCATTTTTGACAGCGTCTTCCTGAACTGCGTTTAGAAAGTCTTGCTCATCTTGCGCCTTTCTCATGCCTTCTGAATATTCTGAATAAGTTTTTATAAGATCTGCTGTTTCTTGTTTTACTTTTTGTTCAGCAAGAAACTGATCATTTAATGCGCTATTAGTTGAAAATATAGCACCTTCTGTAATGTTAAATTGCTTTGCTAATTGTTCTTGTGTTGTAATATTATTTTCAACAGCGTCATCAGTATCTAAAAATCCGTCCAAAAAATCATTAACTAATCCTAATAATCCTTCTAACGCAGGGCGTAGGCTTTCAACTATTCTTAATGCTAACTCTGTAAACTTATCGCCAACGATTGCTAATTGGTTTTGTAAGCTGTCTAATTGATTATCTGCTATATCTTGTGTTGTTCCCCCACTATCTCTCAAAGCACTTTCATACTCTCTAATTTTGTGTGTAGATCCTGACAAGATCTTTACTGCGTCTGCTACACCACGATTAAGACCTAACTGATCTAATGTACTTGCTTTTAATTCATCAGACATTGGCGCAAGAACACGATCTAACTCTTCTACAATATCAGCAACATTTTTCATATTGCCTTCAGCGTCAAACATTTCTAGTCCAAGTTTTCTAAACTCGTCCCCGTTCTTCGCTGTTGCTCTTGGTATATCTCTTAAAACCTGATTTAACTTCTCGCCACCTTCTGCACCTTTTACACCTGCGTCAGCGAATACAGCAAGAACAGCAACGCCTTCTTCAATATCTTTATTAACGACTTTTAATGCGGATCCTGCTTTAGATGTAAGGCTCTCTGAAAATTGTTGAACGCTTGCATTAGCTAGAGTGTTAGCCTTAACTAAAACATCAGTAACCCTAGTTAAGTTATCTAAGTTCTGTTGTGCGTCCTTAACAGTTAGACCTAATGCAGATTGTGCGTCTGTAGCTAAGTCAGTAGCAGTAGCCATATCAAACATACCCGCTTGGGCGAACTTAGCGACCTGCGGAAGTGCTTGGATCTGTTGTTCTGCGTCTAAACCTGCTGACGCTAAAAAGAAAAAGCTCTCTGCTGTTTGTTCTGCGCTAAAGGTTGTTTCGAGTGCTACCTTTCTAGCAGTTTCACTCATCGCCTGTTGTTGTTCTTCAGTAGCGTCCATTATTGCTAATGATTGTGTCATAGCGTCATCAAAAGCTATAAAAGATCTAGTTGCGCTTGTTAAAGCCTTTCCCATAGCCAAAGCGCCACCTACTACAGCAACGCCCATAGCTTTTCCGAATTTACCTAGTCCCTTAGAAGATTTATCGCCTGATTTACCAATACCGTCTAACTGTCTTTTAGCTAGATCAGCACCCTTAGTAATAATATTTAAGACTATATTTGAAACAGCCATTATCTTTTGTTCCTATTCTTTTTCATTTCTGCGTCTGCGAGTGCGTAGGCTTTATCACGAGCTTTCTGTTCCCATAAATAGAAAAAAGCCCAATCATTAAATTCCTTAGCACTCATCTTACTATGTAATTCGCCTACCGTCATCGATAGATCTCTTGCAAGACGAAAAGTGAAAGCTAGATCAGGATCGTGATCAAAACTGATCAGCGTCTTCGGCTGATCCCCCTACCCCATTGATTGCGCTAATTTCAACAAATATTTTATCTATTACTGTTGTGTCTTTTTTGTACAGTTCTTCTATTAGATCGTCATCGAGTTCAGGCTCGACTACGCACTCTTTTAAAAGATGTATTTGATATTCAAAAGCGTCTAACTCTTCTTCTTTGAGTAAGCGACCAAGTTTTACAGCCATACCTTTTGACATGCCTTTTATCTTGATTGAAAAGCCCCACTCTTCTATGTCTATAACTTTTTCAGGCACATCAGGAAGACCGAGTATGTCTTCTTTAGTTAACCTTTTTAATTTATCTGTCATTGTGCGTCCTTAATTAAATTTAGTGAGTACCTCTAGTAACCGCGTCTGAAACTTGTAGATCTGCTGAATAAGCAACTACATCACCGACGGGACTAGAAATAGCATAGTTAGTTAGAATACACTCGCCTGTATATTTGACTTTCCCTGATGATGTTCCTTCAGGGGAATATTCATAACTTAATGTAGCTGATTGTCCCAATACAGCGCCGAATATAGCGTCCGCAGTACTGTCCCAAAGTCCACTTAGTGAGATTGTTGCGTCTTTTAGACCAACAATATAAGTTTTATTGTCTTTTCCTAGTACTGTTGTTTCTGCTATATCTGCTGTTTCAGGAAAGTCCACATTATTTACAAAAGCTGATATATCGGTTAGTGATCCACTTGCATTATCAATTTTGAATACACTATCCTTACCATGTGTAAAAGCCATTTTCTATATTCCTTTCTTAGTTATTTCTTCCAAAACCGATTATAACAGCGAAACTTGGTGTAGATCCGCTTACTGTATATTCGACTTTAAGATACCTATTTACTGTTGTACCCTTAGCTACAGTTTTGACTTCGCTTGTCGCTGTTGTTGCTTGGGTAAATGTTACTAGATCAGCGTAAGTACTGTTATCAGCACTATGCGTAATCTTTGCGTCTAGTGTTGGGCTTGTTCCGCTAGCAGAAGTAACAATGATGAAAGCACCACCGCCATTACCTGTACTACTTGCGTTATCTCTTGCTGTTCCTGATCCTGTAGCTGTAACAGTTGCATTTTCAAGAACTGTACCATTAAAGATCCCTTCATCAGATTGAAAGTCAGCACTAAAAGCAACAATGTCGCCTACAGGACTAGAAAGCCCATAAGTTGTAAAGTTGCCTTTTCCAAAAGTAACGCTATCTGTTGCGTCAACACCGTCAATTCCCATTACAAGTTCTTGACCTGTTGATCCTAAATTAGTTTGTATTGGACTATCTGCTGTTGGATCAAAAAATCCTGCTAGAGTAATCGTTCCGTCTTTTCCACCTGCTAAATATGTTTTAGCTGATTTACCAAAAGTCGTACTCTCTGCGATGTCAGCAGTTCTAGTAGCGTCTGCATTATTTAAAAAGCTACTTAGATCTGTACTGTTTAAAAATACTTTAGTGTCCTTACCGTGTTTAAAAGCCATTATTGACCACCTTTACAAGTATCGGGGCATGCACCACAACAATTCATTATTTTTTTCTTCTTCCTGATCCTGATCTTCTTCTTCGTCTTCTTCTAGATCCTGATCCTGATCCGTAATTACCGTAACCCATTATAGTTTATTCTTCTTCCTTTTCTATGTACCAATGTTCATTTTCGGGTGTGTTTGGATCGTCAGCAATAAAATGTCCTTTCTCATTTCTTGCCCTTTTCTTAGTGGCTTTTTGTAATTGTTCTTCTTGATATTTCTTTTTATCTACTTTAATTACAAGTCCCTGATCTAATAACCATTGTGCAGGTTTACG